TTCTCTCTCTATGGCTGGTCGACTCAGACCTTCTGACCTCAGCGCGGCATGCCGCGGCCTTGGGGTCGGAGGGTTTGATGGAGTCTGGTACTGGGATGAGACAGAACAGATTTCGAGGAGGGGAAGCCCGATGGGTACTCCTCTCAGTTTCGTGGTGTTGTCTTGGATTAACGCATGGGCTACAGAGGCTTTCGAGCGCTCTATAACTCATGGCGATGATGCATGTGGATACTCTCCTTTCGGCAGTTATGCTGTCGAGGAGTATTCTGAGTGTATCGCCGCCGTAGGCGCGTCTGTTAATCGCCTTAAGACGTATGTAAGCTCGTATGGATTTACTTTGTGCGAGCGTTACTACGTGCTTAGGGACACCAAGAAACATACTACCGTCGCCTTCTGTCCTCCTCCCTGTCCACCTCCTGGTGTGACTCAGCCCATGCCGGCATCTGACGACATGTGGAAGAGTTTTGCCAGGAGAGCAGAGAGAGTTCAGAAGACCCTCTTCCCTTGGTGCCCAAACACTTCCCTCAGACTTCCTCAGTCTGTAGGTGGTTATGGGTATCATGGAAGAGGTCTCAAGGTACCGAAGCACGCCCGGACAAGGCTCGCTGCTGCATGCAGCCGCGACCTTGCCGTTCTTGCTAAGGAGGTCCTTGAGAGGCGGCAGTACCGAGAGGAGGGCCTCTTCCCTCGGCCTCTTAGGGCGGTTCCTCGTAATTCTCGTGCCTTTAACCAGTTCCGTGCTATCTATCTTAAGATGGGTAGATTTCGTGATGTGGGGGATGAGAAGTATGAGACAACCGTCCTTTTCCGAGACTTGGTCCCCTTCAGGGAGGGCGAAATATTTGCTTATTTCGCCCTCCGTGGTGGTCGACTTCGTCGCGGAGAGGCCAAGGGAAGACCCGAAAGAACAAAACGTCGAGCTCTCTTCCGCACCAAAGTTCCTCCTAACTGTAAGCCACTTACTGTGACTCATGGTTATAAGGCTTTGGAGCGGCTCGCTGCGCGTCTTGACGCGCAGCGAGTGAGAGTTCGACCGGAAATTTTCCCCTGACCAACAAACTTGGACAGCTTGTTGGTCTGGTCTTGTTCATTCGGGCTGGGATGATAGGCTCGTGGCTTGGCATCTTCACTCTTGGTTCGTACGTACCATCCGCTCGCGCGGCTGGGTGTACGTTGCCACTGAGTTGAAGAAGTTGTGCCACGAGGTCCGATCTGCTTCGCTCCGAGCCACGGTTCCTTTCACGTCTCACGTTCCACGTGAGGTAAGGAAGTGTCTCGTTGGTTTGGCGTATAAGCAAGGCAGATCGGGCTTCGCTTTCACTCGCCTGTCTAGGGCTCTCCCGCTCCCTGTTAAAGGGGAGAAGGAGGCTCTCGACGAGGCGAAGAGAATTAGCGGAACACCTCATCCCACACCGGGCTGGTTTAAGGACAGCCTTCGTTCGTATATCTTGCGTGAGTCCTGCTCGCGCGAGTATTCGTCGAATGCTGGCCGAAGACTTCCCTCCTCTACATCCTCCTGCTTTGAGTGGCCTGCCACTCGAGGCGGTGTGGATGGCTACCTCCGTCATCTCGGGGGCCTCGAGGCTATGATTCTTAGCATGACGGGCGGTTCTACCCGCATGCTCGTTGTTAAGAATTATGGTCGATACTGTCAAGATAGTCTCGGGACTTTCTGTCTTAAGACGATCTCTGACGGTGTCGAAACTCTCGAGATCCCTAGTGATGATCACGTTGTCCGCTGCCTGGGACTCCTGAAGCTCAGGTCTAAGGCGGAGTCTAAAAACTCCCGCTTTAGGCCTGTAGCTCTTAAGAGTCCAGGAATGAAGATAAGGGTGATCGGCGTACCGGACGCCCTTACTTTCATTGAGGGTACATGGATCCGACGAACTTCGCGAATGCTTCCGAAGAAGCATTTCGTCCCAAATGGATCCGGATACCCCGAGCGGCTCAACGTGCCACCTGGAGGGACATTCTACTCTGTGGACCTTACAAAGGCCACAGACGGATTGTCCCTCGAGGCGGTGGAGGAAGTTATCTGTTCTCTCTCTATGGCTGGTCGACTCAGACCTTCTGACCTCAGCGCGGCATGCCGCGGCCTTGGGGTCGGAGGGTTTGATGGAGTCTGGTACTGGGATGAGACAGAACAGATTTCGAGGAGGGG